CTCGCTAATATCAAATTTCGAGAAGTCGCTACTGATGGTGGTGACCAAATCAACCAAGATGTTCTCAATGTTTACGTTCGGGGTGCGCAAATTCATGGTATGAGATCAGAGGTATCCTTCTGGAAGAGCTCACCCAATCAATACCACTGCATCATTAATTACTACCGCGACCCTGCATCTACTCGGCCACTAACATCACGAGAACTCAAGTTTTCAACAGCAGAAGAGCTCTCACAGTCACTGAAATAGCACCCTCTAGCCATTTTTTTCACTACCACTATAAATAATACTAAATATAGTCGTTAACCATATACAAAGGATAAATTATGTCAGTTGAAGTACTAAAGAAACTATTTGAAAGCGAAGTCCTGACAGATGATACCAAAGTGTCTATCAAGGAAGCTTTTGATCAGATCGTCACAGAAGCTCGTGAAGAAGCTACCGCTTCTGTTACCCAAGAGTTGACTGAGAAATTCGCTCGTGAGTACGTAGCAGATCGTGATACTCTGATCGAATCAGTTGACCAATTGGTAACCGAAGCCCTCACAAAGCACGTGACAGAGCACAAAGCAGACATCGAAAGTTTCCGTGATCTGGAAGCAGAATCTGCAGCATCGCTAGTAGAAGCTAAAGAAGAACTCTCTCAAACCGTCAAGGGTGATTTCAAGATGTTGATCGAAAAGATCGATTCATTCTTGGACATTGTAATTGCAGAAGAGTTTGAAGAGATCAAAGCTGATCTGGTAGAGTCTCAACGCAATGCTCTCGGAGCTAAGATGTTTGAAGGTTTCCGCTCTGAATTTGAACAATTCTATGTTCAACAGACTGGCATCGCCGGCCAATTGGAAAAACTAACATCTGCGCTCCAAGAGTCACAAGCAGAAAATGCTGCACTGAAAAAGTCGCTCAATGAGTCACAGCGCGCAAATACACTGACAACAATTTTATCATCACTTGGCGGCAAACCGAAACAAGTGATGGAAACGATTCTCGCAACTGTCTCCACAGACAAGCTGCAAGAAACATACGATCGATTTATTGACCGTGTGATCACAGAGAGTGCTAATATCAGCACTAAAGTGGGAAGCAAAGAAACAGAAAAGGAAGTTCAAGTACTGTCTGAATCTAAGGTAGATCCCCGTAAGCTGGAACTGATGACAGGTGACACGACTCGCAATACCCGCAAGGTAGTAAGCGAATCGACATCTGGAATGTCAGAAGAAGAAAAACGTCGCTTGTTATCAAGCGCGGGTCTAATTTAATATTCAGAAAGGAAAATTGACCATGAATTTACTAGAAAACTGGAGCGAAGCCAAGTCCACCCTCCTGACCGGTTTGTCCGGTGACAAACGCAAGATTGTCGACCAATTGCTCGAGAACCAAAAACAACACTTGTCAGAGTCTGCTTCTGGCAGTACTACCCAAGCATCTGATGTTGCTGGCTTCCGTAACATCCTGATCCCTATGGTTCGTCGTATCATCCCTGGTACAATCGCAACTGAGTTGGTCGGTGTGCAGCCTATGAAGGCACCTGTCGGTATCGTCTATAGCATGCGTTACAAGTATAACGAAACTGTCGGCGCTCCAAGCACTGTCAACGCTGGCGATGAAATGTTCGGTAATGCTGAGCCAATCCGCCGTTACTACTCTGGTGACACAGATGCTGGTGCGATCGCAGCTGGTGCGTCCGGCTTGGGTGCAACCAACGAAGCAAACATCTCTGGTGCTCCTACAGGTGCAGGTTTCGGTGCTAACACCGGATTCTCTAGCTTGGATGGTTGTACCGTCGGTGGTTCTGGTGGCCGTATCGAAGGTTCTGGCGGCCGTAAGGTAACCCTGGAAGTTGTGTCACAAGCTGTCGAAGCTAAGTCACGCAAATTGCAAACTGGTTGGACAATCGAAGCAATGCAAGATTTGAACAGCCAACACGGTCTGAACATTGAGACTGAAATGACTGCTGGTATGTCTGCAGAAATTATCCAAGAAATCGACAATGAGGTCATTAGTGACCTGTTGGCCCTTGCTGGTACAACTGCAACCTGGAATGGTGCTCTCGCAGCATCTCCATACACACCAACATTTGCTGGTGATCGTTTCGCTGCTTTGGGTACCATCATCAACGCAGTGACAAATGAGATTGGTCGTAAGACTCGTCGTGGTGCAGGTAACTTCATCGTCGTGTCTCCAATGATCTTGTCGGTTCTGCAAAGCGCTGCAAAATCAGTGTTCGCACCAGCTGTTGAAGGTTCCTTCAAAGGACCAAATAATACAGCACTGGCTGGCACGTTGAATGGTTCCATTAAAGTGTACTCATACATGTGGAATCAAGCATCATCAACTACATTTGGTGGTTCAGGTGATGATGAGCTGCTTATCGGGTACAAGGGTGGTAATGGGGAACAAGATGCAGGGTACTTTTACTGCCCATACATTCCGTTGATGAGCACTGGTGTGATCATGAATCCAACAACATATCAACCATCAATGTCCTTGATGACTCGCTATGCTAAGACCTCATTCACGAACTCTGCTACATCGTTAGCTAATAGTTCGGACTACTATGGTAAAGTCGTAATTAACGGTTTGTCATTCGCATAAACCATAATGCACCAAAAAGCCCGCATTGAATGCGGGCTTTTTTTACTCTGAGGGAATTCTGCAGATTAGTATGGACTTAAGATCGTGGTGACCATCATCATAAATATACCACAATATCGCATATAACTCACAAAGCTGCTACTCAATTTATTATGCTCACCCCACTCGCACCACCACCATATGCCACATCTCTACTAGAAGAGAATCAGATTCAACTGTTGGAACCATTCAAAGGAGCCTCAGCACATCACCAAATGGCATGTATGGTGTGTAGTCACGTGTGGTCAGCAACACCATTATCTAAGCGGCAGACACTTAAGAAGAACGGAGTCTCGGGGTGTCCAAAGTGCTACAACAACCGAAGATTATCCGCTATCCAAGACGCGCAATTGCCAATATTGGATAAGTGGGCAAGCGAGGGGTTAGAGGTGCTTAGTCCTTTCACAGGTCTCAGACAAACAACCCACAAGTTATGGTTTTATAACAACAAGTGTGGTCATAAATTCGAAACTTACCCAGGAAATTTGATAAACCTGAACTCGGTATGTATTGTCTGCGGCATAAATGACCGCACCTCAGGTGTAACAGCGTGGTCGAAAGCTAATTCAGTTAAGTGGAGAGAGACAGCTCCCGCATGGGGATCATACAAAGCAATGGTATCCACACTGACTGAAGAGACTTATCGCAACTACAAACACATCATAAATCCGAACAACCTACCACGTGGTAGGGCTGGTGTCCAGGGTGCGTATCACTTAGATCACTTTGTCCCTACAAGATACTGCTTCGACAATAACATCCCCCCAGCCGTGTGCGCTGATGTGTCGAATTTGCAGATGTTGGGGTGGAGAGAAAATGTAGGATCTCGCCACAATATCAAAGGTGTGATCCCCCCACTATTTTTCAAATATATTTCAGCAAATTCGACAGTCGAATACTTCGCGGATGTGTTACAAAGCATTTTCCCGTCCGGGCAAAAGTTTATTAGAGTCGGAGAGGTTGTGGTGACGTTTTTTGACCCCTCATCAAATCATGCAGTGGTTGTACTATCGATTCGAGATAAGAATGCTCATCGTCGCAATGCGCTAGTAACTTCTAAGGCGCTGCAGGCGGCTGGCGTCAAATATACACTATTATTTGAAGATGAATTTAACAATATTAATCTGCTGTCCGCAAAGTTAAAGCACTACACTCAATCGGGAACTCCTGCCAGGATTCATGCCCGACAGTGTACTATCCGAGAGTGTCAACCCGCCGACAAAAAGCGATTGCTGAATAGTAATCACATACAAGGGAATGATACGTGCTCGGTATCTCTGGGTGCATACTTCGAAAATGTGTTGGTTGCGGTGATGACATTCTCTGCTCCACGGGTCGCGCTCGGGCAGAAGAATAAATCACCAACTGAAAAGCAAGGTGTGTGGGAATTAAGTAGATTCTGTACAGATGTTAATTACCGTATTCCCGGAATTGCATCTAAGTTGTTGACCCACTTCAAGCGAACCCAACCCGAGTGGCAGCAGATATACAGCTTCGCAGACAAGAGATGGAGTGTGGGCAATATGTATACCACACTCGGGTTCAAATTAACGGTGGACAACCCACCATCTTATTTCTACGTCATAGAAGGCGTTCGCAAGCACAGGTGGAACTATCGCAAGGACAATCTCAAAAAGATCCTCCCACAGTACAACCCTAAACTTACGGAATATGCTAACATGGAAGTGCATGGGTTTTGGAGAGTCTGGGATTGTGGCACACTAAAATTTGAAATGACTCGAGATAGTTAAAGCTGTGAGCACCTACGTAGCCACCAAAGCAAGAACCCATGTAGAATAATTTATCGAACAACTAACTAGAAAAAGCCGCGGGCCGCGGCTTTTTCTTCGCCCCAACCCCAACCCCTAGATGTTGCATGCATGAAATGTAGTACTATAGATAGCCCACCGTCGGACAGTGGGCTAGATTGGGTACACATTGCAAAGATTTAACTTAGTGGTTCAACACAACCCACAACTGCATTTAGTTGTGCACAACAACCATAATATATTATAATTACTCCAATAATTGACAACACATCCCACAACATATATAATTTCAATAACACCTTACCTGATAAATACAAGGTAACGTTTGAGATTGCTAACTTAACGATCACACAACCTTATAAAACAGCAAAGTCCAAAATAGGGATGAGATGCAGTAGTTGTGGTTCAGTCTTCACACATTGTGTGCTAAAAAAGCATAAATGGATGCTGGATAATCCTACCAGAACAGGCTGCCCGACCTGCAACAAAATATCATCTACGAAAGCCACACAAAAATGAACATCGTCCAAGCGAATAAAAAATGGCCCTCAATAGAGGCAGCAGTTCAGAGAATTTCTGGAATCGCACTTGCAGACCCCACAAGCGCTTTTTCGCAATATTGCGCGACAGGTGTACACAGTAAAGTTGCGGTGCACTGTACCAAGAATTCAGAACACGGGTCTTGGCACACTCGCATCACATCACTGAAGGAAGGGCATGGCTGCCCTCACTGCGGCAAGAAGAAATCTGGTAAGACTCGTTCGCTTGGAGTGAAATCTGGGCAGACTTATGTAGATGAGTTGTACAGTAGAGTGGGGGGTAAGTTAATCACACTGTTAGCTGAAGGGGAGAGTGTGCCAGCGCTGAGAGTGACTTCTGAGTTGATTGTGATTATTGCAGATGTAGAGAAGTTTGGGCAAAATTTGGTTCCCAAGAAGTTAGTACAGACGCTTATAGCAGAAAACCCAGGCGCCATTCTTTTTTGGTCAGATGAGTGGAAGGCTAATCAGGAGTTAATTGTTACAAAAATCGAACACATATCAAAACGCAGTAACCTCGATGTAATTTATGCTCGCAAATGCGAAGTACGAGAAATTACCAATAGAATGACTGCAGGGTTGTTGAATAAACATCACCTTCAGGGTTCAGTCGTAGCTCAGATCAACTTGGGACTATATCACGGTGAACACTTAGTTGCAGTACAAACATTCAGTTCACCTCGAATTCTCATGTCCCAGAATAAGGGGAAAGATACTACAGGGGAGTATGAACTGGTCCGATATGCTACTGATAGCGATTTCCGAGTGGTAGGTGGTGCGTCCAAGTTAATGAACCACTTTATCAAAGTCTGGAAACCTGTGAAGATTTTCTCCATGTCTGACAATCGGTGGAGTGCTGGTAATATGTACCAGCAGTTGGGGTTTTCTTGTGCTCGATCTAATAGTATCGAATACTACTATGTGGTAGATGGTGTACGTAAACATCGTTGGGGGTTCCGCAAGGATATTCTGAAGTTGAAAGTCCCCGACTATGATCCCATACGCACTGAGTATGACACAGTGTTCAACGTGATGGGCCATGACCGCGTTTGGGGTGCTGGTACCACCAAATGGGAATATGTTTTGACCAACTCGGAACTTGCTGTATAAATTAAATTTTAAAGGAAATATATGACAACACCACTCAACCTGCAACCACTCCACGATTTTGTAGTGATTAAAAAACAAGAAAAAGTTACTCAAACATCAACGGGAATTATCATCGCTTCTCAAAAAGAAGATGATACTGACCTAGGCACGGTTGTCGCTGTTGGTCCAGGTACCTACATTAGTGACCGTTTTGATAAGATGGTAGTAGCTGTTGGGGACCGAGTGATGTTCAACCGACGAACAGGACAGGAAGTTGAATTCGAGCGAACAAAATATCTTTTCTTGAAACAGAGGGACATCATGGGAATTGTACCGAAAGTCACTACTGACCCATCTCGCGACTCCCTACAACCTTAAAGAGCTAACAATTGTTGGACACATAGACCTCATGATTTTGGACCATGAATCCTCTCGATTCCCCTCTCGCTGCGCTTGTTACAATCGCTGAAAACTTTTCGGAGTTTGATTATATCTGGATCGCCGTATTTCAATCGACAATCCTTCATTACTTTAGAGAATGTGAAGTATGTAACCCATAGTTTATCCGGATTTGTGGGGTTTCTGTACTGGCATCCGTAGCACCATCTGTCTAGTGTTGACCATCCAATCAAATAGGTGTAAGATGTGCGCATGTTGTTCCTTAATAATACAATCCTTTAGTTATCAAGCAGAGTACCGAGAAATCAAAATGACCCGAATTAACTTAATAGATCCAGTATTACTGACAGATCAACACGCGTTTTCGGAATTCAGGGAATTAAAGATGGTACCCAAATCGCTAATCAGAAGCCTACGAGCTTTTGGTGTAGAACGAGTACTAGAGCGAATGCCTCCACGGTTCACGCTAAACACCGGCCACGTTTCGTGGTTTTACGACAAGGGTCTTTACTTAGCCAAACGCTTCAATCAAATTAAACGTGAGTTAGATGTCAGGGGCATCAATTACAACAAAGAGTCGCACTTTGATAGTGATACGTTCATAAATGCTGGACTGTACCTAGATTGGGTACCAGATCAACGGGATATCGATATTGTTACCGAGCGAATAGATGCCCGAATTGCAGAAAAACCTCACTGGTATCGCTATCGTGGTGTCAATCTTTGTTGAGCTCTTCAAAGTACTCTGACGAAATAGGGTGTTGCTTACCATCATCCTCTATCGGCCCCCAAACTTGAATTGGACAGTATGAGTGCTTAAGGCGAACTTTTGCTGGCATAAAACACCCACACTGATCACACAACATCAAAGAATTCATCTTGTCACAAGTGCGACACGCCTCTAGTCGAGTAGATGCGTCATATTGAGTTGCAATATAACTACTGACAAATCGTTGCATCATAGTGGTTCGACAGAAATAGGATAGCCTCGAAAGTGCAATACATCTTCAGTGAGTGAAAACTCACTGTTAGGGAGTTCTGCTTGAATTATCACCAGCTCTGGTTGAGTTAACACAATTTCAATTGGTTGGGTGTGATAATTAGTGTAAAACACATCAAACGCTCGTGTTAGTGATAGTTGAGCAGATCCGGCAGCGACAGCGTAATTTGTTGACCGTAATTTAACCCCACCAGTTTTGTTGCCGCAACATGCCCCTCGTGTCGCAAAAGTAAATCTCATATTTTGGTTGTTTCTGTACTGTGTAATGCATTTCGCGTAGGGTTAAGGATTAACTATCTCCCTACGCGAATTATATATGATTAGGAACGTTCGCTAGCGATGATCCAATCTTTTACAAATCCACTTCGTACGATATCATCGTGAGTAAATTTGATGATGTCGAAACTGGATACGTGTCGGGCTGTGTTGATTGCATACTCAAAGCCACTGACTTCAGTTCCCTTCTTTGAATGCAAGTCATCCTGCCTAGAATCCCCAATCAACTGAATCCGAGAGTTTTTACCGAGACGGGTACACACACTATCAATTTCGTGTTGAGTCATCGATTGGATCTCGTCAACTAGAATGATACAGTTATCGAATGTCAATCCCCGAATGTAGCTGGTAGTAACAAACTCAATCACCCCCGCCTCTAACATGTCTTCGAATGTTGAAGCTCTCTTGAATAACTTGCTGAAAATTTCTTTGTATGGGGCTTGGTAGATTTCTTCCTTTTCCTCCCGAGAACCAGGTAAAAAGCCACTAGCACGGGTTGGTACAGCACTACGAACGATAATCAATCTCTTTTGTTCAGTCATCGGGTTTAGCACATCATTTATAGCCAAGTAACACCCAATAAACGATTTTCCTGTGCCGGCACTGCCAGTGAGTGCGAGATGTGAATCGCTCCGTTGGTACCAACATTGAAATACATCACGTTGTGTATCTGTCAATGGCGACACATCAACACAATCTTTTTCTGTCCACGTTTTTCTCCTGCGGGTTGCGTTTAGTTGAGCATCTGTCTCTACATTAATAAACTGATCGCGCTTGGTAGTACCAGCGGTAGATCTGCGGGAAAGGGGAGAACTAAGTTTTCGTGCCATTCTGATCCTTTAAAAGTTAATGAGGGCATATAAATAAAAGCACGGACCAAGTACTTCTATCACAAAGCCTACATTACTCCTAGAGAGTAAGGTTTGGTACAGCTGTCTGAGCCACCTTATCAATTTCTTGCTTTTCTTGCGCTGTCGTTTTCTCCAGTTCTGCACAAAGAGCTTGAAGCTTTGTGTCTAATTTGGTAATTTGCCCAACTAATTCTTGCTTCTTTCCTTGATCTAGTTTTTGAAAATCTGTCAGCAGTGTAGTCAGGGCTGTTAGTTGGGATGGAGATTTTTTGGAAATCTCGACAAGTTTCGCTGCCACTGACGAATCAGATCCTAATTTTGTGATGTAATTCAACACATCTGAATCCGACAATTTTAATGTTTCTTTGAACTTATCATTTGATATAATAGACAGTGCAGTAATCAGTTGGGCGATCTGAGTGATTGCAGTTGGCTTCATCACCATAAATTTCTCAGGTGTGTTTAGTGTGCTTAGTACAGTGGGTAGATACGTACTATATGCTTCTTGGATGCTCCGACGCATACTTAAAATGTTGACTAGCTTCATGTGGCACAGGTAGTTCGACTGTCGTGTATTTATTGCAAAGATAAATAAGATCATACCAACTACACAATACTAATGGCCGTTTCATTCTTCGACACTCCTGGTGCAATTCGGACCGAAGGAAATACTCAAACCCTAACCTTCACACGAACGTCTGATACGACTGGTACCGTTTGTTGGTCGCCTGTCCCTCCTACACCCCAGACGGGCTGTGGAACTCCCACTGGGCACTACGCAGGTGGGACACTCTTAGTGAGCACCGCCCCCATAACCCAAGGAGACAAACCCAAGGACGGAATGTGTTGCTATTCAGGCGACAGTAATGTGTCAAATGTGATATTTGCTGGTGATAAGATAGGCGCTGCAAAAGTAGTCTGGAGCAGCAATAGCGACACCACGACGGGGTGTGTGAGCGTTACTGGTCTTGACACCAGCTGCACCGCCTATTATTTCGGCTTCTTTGCGATTGATAAAGTGTGCCAGTACAACCAGGGCGGCATATACAGCTATGCACAATCCAACCCAAGTGCTAGTGAAATCAAATGTACTGCGGGGTACCAGTGTATACAGACTAATGGAGTCGACCCAACTGCAACCCTTCCGATTACATTACCTGCACTTAACAACTTTCCTATCAAATTGAACGTTGATGATAAGGTAATAGATCTCGTTCTCAGAGGATCTGCGCTATCTACATACCAGACGCTTGTTGATGAGTTGAACGAGAGTTGGAAGCATACTGCAATCAACCAATTTGAACAAAACACTGCACCATATTATGGACAATTCTCGTATGTTGGTGGTTTGTGGTCCCAGTGGAATGGTACTCAGTATAATATTGTAAAACCAGTGATCTCTAACGCTGATCCAACTGCCCCACCTACTAACTCAGCCTGGTTTGACCTTACAACATCTCAGCTGAAACTCTGGTCTGGTACCGCTTGGGTACCACCATCACCTTTATCTCCAGTTATATCGTATGCTAGCGACCCATCCCTACCTAAGTGTGATGACTATTGGTATGACGGTACTACCGCCCACCAGTTTGATGGTGTTGTGTGGAAAGATGTCGCGACCACAGTAACAGCACTCGATCCCAACAAAGCACCAATGCTCGATTGTACTAACTTCTGGAAATCAGGTGATGTATTTTTCCGTTGGAATGATACTTCTGATACTTGGACAACGCCAACCGTATTGGTGATGAACACAACTCCCCAAACGATCACGACAGGGTCACTCTGGTATAACCCAATGACCATGGTACTGAGCGTTTGGAACGGTAGTATTTGGGTAGCTACCCCAGCAACTCTATCTACTACAGCTCCAGCATCACCAACTAATCACCAATACTGGATTGACCCACTCACAAAACATTTGATGCAGTATAACTCATCAAGCACTTGGGTGAGTGTGACAGCAATTGTGTACCATAAGCAGCCAACTGACCTGGCTGTAGCAGATGTGTTATTCAACACCACACTCAACACTCTGAGCGAATGGGATGGGACTACGTGGATCGATATTACAAGTAAACTGTTTATCCAAACTACCAATCCCGCCACCAAATCACCCATCACCCAAGGGTCTCTCTGGTACAACACAACACTAGGTCTCTGGTTTAAACTAGTAGGGACTGTTGAAAATTGTAGTTGGGTCGGGGTAAATGTTCTCCAATCCATCGTGAGTCCGTCCGCACTCACTGCTGGATATTGGTTTAATACCATTACGAGACTTTGGTACGAGAGAGTTGGATCGACGTGGTCGCAAATATATCCAACATCATCTGTAACAGACCCCACCCAGCCCGTGCTCGGCACAACCTGGTACGATGGTAGTCAACTATTTCAGCGGGACTCGACTACCACTTGGGTAGTAGTACCATTTTCGACCTCACTATTGGTGATCCCAGTCGGCACTCGATGGTTGAACAGTGCTTCTGGTGCCCTCAACATTTGGACGGGCAGCACCTGGGATCAAATCACAGCACCCTTTATTGCCGCCTGGAACGAAATCAACAATATCAACATTGTATCTCAATTGTGCGGCGAGCCGTCAATGATTGAAGTGATCTCATCGCCCCTCCTGTTTATAGACCTTACTTTTACTGCAGGCACTCCAATCCTAGGATTGGATGGCTACTCAGGCCGTCCTATGACAGAAGAGATAGGTGTAGGAACAGACGGTTCAGTTGATGAGCGTAGAAAAATAATAAACAACCTGTTTACCCGGTTAGGTGCACCGACAGTCAATGTTGAGTTGTCTCGTGAGCAAATGGACCTTGCTGTTCAAAAAGGTTTAGACTATATTCGCCGTGATTCTGGCGCTGGGAACTCTCGTGCATACTTCTTCTTGGATCTCAAGCGTGGTCAACAAAATTATCTTCTCACTAGCCGCTCAGTTGGATTCAACACAATTGTAGACGTCTTGAATCTATACCGTACACGAGGGGGTCTACTCACGAACAACAGTGGTGGTAGTGATTTGTACGGACAACAGTTAGTCCAACAACTATACTCTAGCGGCACATTCGACTTACTATCGTTCCACTTGATGTCTTCTTATCAATCTCTCGTCAATAAACTGTTTGTGCGTGAGTTCCAATTTCAATGGACAGAACGTAAGCGATTATTATCGATCATGCGAAATATCGGCAACAATGAACGAATCCTGGTCGATGCTGTAATCGAACGCACAGAGCAAGACTTGTTGACTGATAGAATGACGAAAAATTGGATCGAAGATTGGGCACTATCAGAAGCTATGATCATGCTTGGCAATATGCGGGGCAAGTTCAGCTCACTTGCTGGCGCTGGCGGTAGCATCACATTGAATGCTGAATCTCTCAAGGCTGAGGCGGTGACGATGCAAACATTGCTGATCTCGGAGTTAGATGACTACGTTGCCTCAGATGTTGAGACATGGGGCATCGGCGCCAGCATCACTAAAGGATAATAATGAGTATTTTTCTAGATCCTTCTGTTGAAAAAACCATACAACCAAATGAGATTCCAACATCTCTCCAGTCGTCGGAATCTAATTTCATTCCTCGAAATACATGCACTCCGTCCGATGGCGGGTGCGCACCGTTGCCGCACTTAGTAGAGACTGTAATCGACTCTACAATATCAGCTGGTGGTTGTATATTGGTACATCCCGGTGGTCAACTGACGTGTCCTGATACGGTAGATTCTAGTGCCTGTTCACCAATGCAGTTGCAGAAGCAAACTGCTGACAATTGCTATATCAATTCGCTGGTAAATGAGAACTTGAACATCAGTGGAGCAGATGCGTGTGTATTCAAAATGTTGGGTGTTCACCAACAAGGGACACTAATAGACGCCGCCGGCACTGGGTCAGCTATCGCAAGTGACGCGCTTCCTGACTACCCAGCTGCAAATGCATTTGATCGATTTTCTGCTGGTTGGCAGAGTGATGTGTGTGGCGCTGGGCTGCTATCATCCTGGTTGGGTTACGACTTCGGGGTACTCAAGCGTGATACTGGACTACAGTACTACTCACGTGAGGCCCACGCCGAGGTGCGCAAACACATAACCACAATCGCAATTAAGCAAGACGGTGAGCAAACAAATTGGGTGAAGCGTATCCGGGTAGAGCGTAGTGATGATGGAATTACATGGCGGGGAGTTGATGTAGTCAACCTACCACAAAACAATGTCCGGAATGTAATATCAATCAAGTCTAGTGTCCCTGCTCGTATGTGGAGAATATCACCAGTGGACGCCACTGGAACTACCCACTGGCGTGTAGATACTTTAGAGTTGTTTGAATTTATCCAAACGGATATACGCAATATCCAGGACTCACCACTGTTCCAAGAAAACCGAGATAGATCTTATTGTACCAATCCCGTCAAGTTAAAGATTCAATACGACTTAGTGGATATCAATACAGAATTATCTCGCTTTGGTATAGATTTGCCTTCAGCAGTATTCACATTTACAGCAAACTTCTCCGAAACAGTAAAACAATTAGGCCGGGGGTTTATCATTGGCGACGTTCTTGAAATTCCTAGTGAAATTCAATTCACCTCGGATATGAAAATTATTCGAAAGTATGTTGAAGTATCGGACGTCAAGTGGTCTACTACCGGGTACACACCAGGTTGGGTTCCAATGTTTCAGAAGATCGTTGCCCGCCCGATGTTGGCTCGTCAAGAAACACTGGACCTTGTTGGCTCGCTGGAAGGTAACCTGGCCTCTGGATCAGGCACAGGATTCTCCCCTGGCTCAGATCCATTATTCTCCACATTTGCGCTTGAAGCTAATGAACGGATTCAGATCGCAGCTGATTCGATGACACCCCAGTTGGGCCAAGATCAGAAAACGGTTGCTGATATTTCAGAAATACCACAAGAGCACATAACAGCTGCCCTAAACAATGGAGTGAATATAAGCAAGTTGACAACGGACTTTGCTAATCTAGATGCTCATGGATTGTATAAGGATGCAATGCCACCAGCTGGTACACCCCCCGAGCTATTCACCACAGGCGACACTTCAATTGGCTTCCCACAATTCTCAGTCAATGGTGCATATCATCGAGTAACATACGAATCTGTTAGTACAGATCAGATCCCACCTAAGCTATATAGATATAGTGCCAAGAAGAATCAGTGGATCTATATGGAATCTGACGAACGGGCGGCACACCAGTCGAATAAAACTAATTTGAAAACCTATATGGTAGATGATCAGCGCATTGCGCTTCAGGATATTAAATGAAACTACAACACGTATTAGAGGCAGCTGTATTCACCGCCCCCGATTCTTCCAACGGCAGGCGAGCATCTAATCCTACAATCATCGATCCTGATACAGCATCCCAATACACCGTATCAATTGAAGTTGACCACGCACTTGAGTTAATCAAACAGCGGTGCTCCGACTCTATTCAAAATTCTCCGTTGTTTAGAGGATTACGGAAAGTAACAACCGAATATTTTGCAAGCGACTCATCACAGATTGAGCGCCGGTCTCTGGACAATCCAAACCACTACACCAAGCTACTTTCAGCGGGTGGGCTAGATAGTTGGAAAAATTACCCACCTCGTGATCGCAGTACGATTTGCACAACTGCAGATACTGGCGAATCTAATGAATATGGAGACACATATGTGGTGTTTCCAGAGAACGGTACAAAAATTGGCATATGCCCGTCTTATGATTTGTGGGGTAGCTTCAAACCACTCATTCGAGCCGCCAGCCAGAATGTTGATGGAGACTGGGCTCATAATTTGATCGACCTATTTGATACGATAGACCCCGCTGGTACTGGGAACGTGACTACTCAGTTGGACCAATCAATTCGTAAATTCTATCCAAATGTCCCGATGTCGGGATCCCTGCGAGACTTCCTGGAGAAGTACATGGCGCCAGAATTCAATAACTTTCAGTTAGTCACACCTTCAACAATGCCAACGTTCGAATACACTTCGGAAGTATTCCACCTACATTCTCGCGAGGTGTGGTTCTCTGGTCGTGCTGTATATGTCCGATATGATATCTGGCAACAAATTAAGGACCAACTATAATGCAAAGTCAACCATACTTCTACAATCACCAAATAGAACGCTACCTAATCCAATTTGCAAATATCTTTACTGGATTCAAGGTTAAAGTTGGTGTAAATAACGACAAGTTTGTATCTGTCCCTGTGATGTATGGTAGCTACGACAAAGTAGTTGCCAGCATAGCAAATGAGAATACCCAAAACAAACCAATTCGACTACCACTAATGTCTACTCACATGACAGGAATTAATCAAGCTCCTGAAATGAACAAGAGTATCGGGCAAGAGGATAGGTTTTCTTACCTCCCCAGTGGTGGGATGCTGCCAAATGACGTTCGAGTGATTCACCGGTATATGCCCATTCCATACAAAGTCACGACAGAAGTGTACTGTTGGGTGAGTAACCAGCACCAACAAATGCAGCTGCTGGAGCAGATTCTCATGTTGTTCGACCCCTCTCTGACAATCCAGACCAGTGATTCACGATTTGATTGGACTAAGTTAACTTTTGTTGAGTTGACGGATATTTCGTTGGATGAAGTTGTCCCCGCCGGTACCGATGATAGGAATTTAGTTATCAAGTTGAGCTTCGAGTTTCCGATCTGGATTACTCCACCAGCCAAGAATAAGGATGATTTCATCAAGAAGATTCTTGTTCGGCTAACAGCAATTACCGCTACAGGAGCAGACCAGGTGTTTACTCCAGGTGATGCACAAGAAATTGTTGATTTCCTGGACGGTAACCCAATCGACTACAGCTCGACAGAAATTGACGCTGAGGCATTGTTTCCATCTGCAGAGTAATCAGTAACACATAAATACTACACAAAACCACCACACCATATGAATAATCAACGATTAGCGGAACTAGCAGGAATTGTAATTACCGAAGCAGTCGACGTGAACTGGACAAAATCCAGACTCGATACTGAATTGGCAAATATATCAACGTCACTAGAACAGATCACATTAAAAACAGATCGACTCAGAAGAAGCGCTGCCAGTACATCTGATGATACCGCCGACGCGCGTCACTTGGAGCAACTGCTGCAAAAAACAACAGAAGTATCGAAGATATTAGCGGGATGCCAACGAACTATTTCTGATGTGATTAGCGGGAAGTTTTCTGGCTAATTACAAACCACCACACCTACACATTATGAATAATCAACGATTAGCGGAACTAGCAGGAATTGCATTAACAGAATCATCTGTCGACCAGACTGATATTAATGCTATTACCGACTTAGCTGCCGATGCCGACAAAGTAATAAATCAGATTCAACGAGCAATCCGAAAAATTCGCACGCACACAGACGTCAAGAGCATGGAAGCTCTCGTGTCGGCGTTGGAAGCCATTGTGGATTCTGTTCCCGATTATGATTGAGTTATCTCATGAACATCCAACAGCAACTAAGTGAAATCATCGCATCTCTAAATTCCATAGTAGAGACGCGTGCTGCGACAAAGCAATTACTTGCTGATACCAATAGAGTAATCGAAACCTCAAACGCAACACTAGATGCGCTTACACAAACACTAATAGACAAAGAAAAAGCCTCGCATTGAGGCTTTTTGTGTGTCACGTGCCAGAAACTTATTAAACTTGAGCCCCACCAGTTGCGCTCTTGGCGTTTAGTCTGAAGTTAGCCATCACGTCGATAGATCCTCGCCCACCACTATTTAATCCTCGGGGCTGAATGCGAACCTCAAGTTTCGCCTCAATGCTGTGCAACACAGGAATATCGTCTACTCCCAAGCTTTGACTGATTTTTCGCTGCAAGTCCGAAGGAATTTTCTTATCAGCTTGAACTACCCACATCTCTGTCCCCATCATCATGATTAGGATAGAGTAGTCCGCCGATCCTCTTGGTTTAAATTTCTTGCGATAGTGATCCAATATTTTATCACCAAGTACAGGAGACTCGATATTTGCTAATTGAAAATTATCAGTACCAGCAGCAAAAGCTCGCAATTTGTCCTTGCGCTCAGTCATATCTGATATGAAGTTCAGTGATCCGGAGCTAATTTTACCCACCCCTGAGCCAACATAGGTTTTCAAATCAGCCAAAAGCCTCTTCCCGTTTCGGACACACACGTCACTACCATTCATTAATTCCAACAATTGCGCCTTATCTTCGGAGTTTTTGTCGGGGGAGGTGAATACTGATCCGTCAAACACCCAATCTCGAACAGACCCCATCTGAGCCTTTTTATTCATTTTGTATTCGATATGGAGATCAACAATCTTACCGTCAATTTCAATGCTCAATCCGAAATCAGGAAATGCGGTATCTGAACCACTCGGAGAAGCAAATGGAGTAAATCCCTTCGATACTAGTCTATGAAAGGTCGCTGATTCAGCAGCATCAGCATCACTGCTCTCAAACAGCGTAGTGGTGAATAAAGAAGTCATAGTCGAATCAATTAGTTGTAATATCACTATTTACTTGCGATTGAGGGCACACTCTACTGCAATAGTTGTTATACGCGTTTCGATAACTATTAAACGTTACAAATTTACCGCACCCACGACACCCTGGTGGTTCAACAATATCATTTAACAGACAGTGGATTTGCTCGCGAAATGAATCTTCTGTCCATGGACAGAAATCTCTGAGTGTGTAAAATAGCTTGGGTACGAATTGAATCCTAAACTCCCACTGAGGGTTGATTGTTGTAATACCCTTCTTGTTCTTAATTAGAACTCGCTCAGCTAATAACAGTGTAATAAATTGTTCTCTCTCAAGTGACATCGGATAACTCCCGTTTGATTATTCGTTCAACATCGTTGATTTCTGTGTACTTAATCACCAGCAATCTATACCCTCTAAGATCAGCATACTTTTTCTTAACTTCATCACGTGCGATACTAGCAGCAAACTGAATTTCCGCCTCACGTTGCTTCTCGGGTGTACGCGTAGTTGAGAAGTTGCTGATTATGTAGTGTTGCTTACCATGAAACTCTATTAATAAATTGTGCTCAGGCAACCAAAAATCGTAGCGCAAGAGTCTGCCAGTGAGTGGGTTAATACAGTCGGCAAATTTGTGTTCTCTTTTGTACATTTGGCTAAGTGAATCTAACAGACGAACTATCCGCTCTTCACCTCTCGATGGTGGAGTGCACATCTTACAGCCTGTTCCAGTATCTATGTGCCGCTTGACCGTTAATGAAAAAGGCCCATGCTTGGTACACTCAAGTGTAATATTTTCACTTACGCTTGTTACGGCGAGGTGAGAATAATCATATGAATCACCATGCTTCTCTTGTGCTCTTACTAAGAACCGTTCTTGGGTCATTGGTGCATTCTTGGCGCACTTGGCACAACCAGCTTTATCAAGCAAATGCCAGTTGATTTGTGTCGAAAACTCGCCGTGTGTGCTGCAATTGACTTGAATTCTCGTTGAAATCCCGTCATGGAATTCAGCAGGAACCTTAGCATAGTCATATCGCCCACGGTGTATTTCCACTGCTCGGCGAATAAAGACATCTCTAGTCAATTTTCTATTCCCAGCACAATCCACACACCCAACAGCACTACCTCTCTTAGTATGATTGCTAGCAGTGATCAAAAAATCTCCGTGTATGGGGCAGCGCACAGATACCTTGTGGCTCATCGAAGCAAGTTGGTTTATGTGGGAATAATCATATTTGTTTCCGTGTTCCCTCTGAGCACCTGTTATGAAGTGTGCAATCCGTCTATCCTCCACCTCTCTTGATGATCTCAAATCGCTTCTGGATTCTCGTCGGCAATTAACACAACCAATGGTTTTATTCACAAATCTCTGGTACGACACCAACCAATCACCGTGATTTATGCAAGTGACTGGCACCGCCTTGTCAATTCTACTAACAGTGTCTGGAAGATTGTTGTAGCTATATAGATCCCCATACAGTCTCAACCCATCTCGTATAAACTTCATCCTAGTAAGTGGCTCACTAAGTGAACACCGTGGGCACCCACGTGCGCTTGCCAGGTGCCTGACTACAGTTGATGTAAACTGTCCATGATCTCGGCAGGTGATTATTATTGGTGTATTCTGCCCCATATCAAAGTTGCTTGGTATCTTAGAATAATCAAATTGATCACCATGTTTCGTAGTACAGTGAGTGATGAATGATTGATGAGTCCAGGCTACATTACCTGCACAAGCCGGACACCCACTCCGAGTGCGCGTACTACTATGCGCTCGTGCTTGCGTAGTGAATTCTCCATGCTTGCGGCAGATTACTACAACTTTATCAGAACCACTTGATATGTTGTGGACTAACGAGTAGTCATATCGATCGCCATGTGCGACACTACAGGCTGCCAAGAATTTTTCAAGTTTGGTGTTGCAGGTGGTTAAACTGCCATCATTACATGAGCTGAGCTCTAAGGATACACTCTGAGTTGGTTCAATCATAGTGTGTGGTATACATCAACAGTAAACAACTCTTAATACAGATACGGACTAGGTTTTTATTGGGCATTAAGTTGGATGTGTTGTCAGTAAATATATCAAATTAAAGTGGTAGACTCGAACTACGAATCACCAACCACCTAGACACAAGTTGTTGTTAGCTAACCACCTTGGATATACACCACTATTTATGTGATAGTTTATACAAAAATATTGGGGTCAAGTAAATATATTCGCCCTAACACAAAAAAGGAAAATCTTATGGCTTCTTTAGTATCTCCTGGTGTCGTTACACTGCTGGACGATCAGTCCATGTTCGTACCAAGCATTGCTTCAACCGTTCCGCTGTATTTTATTGCTACCCAAGAGGATAAGCTGCAGTCTGATGGCATTAACACTGCCCTCGGAACAATAGAGTCGAATGTTGTTCGCACCGTCACATCTCTACGTCAATCACTGCAGTTGTATGGTATTCCGTCATTCTTGAAAGCCGCAAATGGTGCTCCACTGCATGGTTCCGCTCTCAATGAATATGGCTTGTACACACTGAATCGTTATCTCGGCATTGGCGACCTGGCTTATGTCGTTCGTGCCAATGTCAATTTACAAGACAACTATACCGTAGTTAGTTCTCGCTGGACCACCAAGCTGGCCACTGCAGCTGCTGAGTTAGAAGCATTGTCGAATGCTTACTTGGCTTCTTACAACATGCAAAACGGTTACAATATTGGGGATCCGGGGTTTCGCGATTCGATTACTGACTCTGAGTTGCTAACATTTACTCAGCAAGTGATGCAACCCGTACTCTCCGAGAATACATTCTTGCGTGCTGAGTTTGATTTTTACGATGACAGCGCTACACCTGCGATTACAACTGCTGGCTTCCAAGGTATTGACTTTGCAGCTGGACTGACGTCCACAGCACTGCCTACTGGACTCAACAATAACGCCAGCGTGTACACAGCCAATATCAGTGTGAATGGTGTTAACCGGGTTATCAGTCTGATTGGAGCAAATGCCCAAACATATAACAATTTGTTAATTCAAATCAATGCTGATCTGGCAGGCACAGCGACAATTACGATCACGGGTGGTAATTTGATTGTTACCAGCACAGCAGTCGGCAGCCTCAGCTCAATTGTAATCAATGATACAAACTTGTTCAGCTCACTGAATGGATACCAATCACTTGGCGTACCTGTGGCTGGCGCAACTGCTGATACAAGCATTGACGTGTACGGGAACGGTTTTAACCAACCAGCTACTACTCAATTCTTGGGTTATACTGGTGCAATCGCCGCTTGGTTGCTTGCAGCTCCGGGAACTGGTTCGATAGCAAGTGAATGGACAAGTTCGGAAGCAAGCGCATTCTTGTTAGATGCTGGTACAGAATATAAGTTGACTCTAGCATTTGCAAATAATACAACTCTCGGTGCTAATGATGCAGCAAAACGCAGCACGATCGTGACTGCACTACAAGCGGTCGTAAGCAGCAATCAAGAAATTCGCTCTGAATTGTATGAATACAATCTGATCCTGTGCCCAGGGTTTCCTGAGTTGGCTGATGATCTTTTGACTCTGAGTGAAGATATTGGCGAAGAAGCGATGGTAATCGGTGATGTGCCTTTTAACCTGGATCCTGAGCAAGCTGCTAACTGGGGTAATGCACCAGCGACCAGCGCTTCAAGCCGCCGTGTTAACCGTAATATTGCTTACTACTACCCTCACGGAATGGGCACCAATGTTGATGGAAATGATGTGTTTGTCCCATCATCAGCGATTGCTATCCGTACATATACATACAATGATCTGGCAGGTGAGTTGTGGTTCGCACCAGCAGGCGTACATCGCGGCCAGGTGACCGGCATCACTCGCGTTGGTTATGTAACAGGTACAATGGGCGCACCAACAACATTCGTCGACGTTGCTCTGAATAAGGGACAACGCAATGCACTGTACCAGTACTACACCAACATGAATCCGATCGTGAACATGCCAGGCAGGGGTATATTAGTATTCGGCCAAAAGACGTCACAAAGCTATGCAAGTGCACTAGATCGAGTGAACGTTGTTCGGTTGTGTGCGTACATTAGACGCCAAGCCCGCAAATTGGGCTTCTCCTACCTTTTTGAACCTAATGACCAAATCACACGCAACAACTTTAAGTCTGCAATCGAAGGGATGTTGAAGGACATTTTGATCAAGCGTGGTCTGGTCGATTATTTGGTAGTCTGTGACTCCAGTAACAATTATGGTATCAGGATCGACCGCCACGAATTGTATCTGGACATAGCGATCAAGCCGATGTTGAGTGTGGAGTTTATTATTATTCCGGTGCACGTCGTAGCACAGGGTGCAAGTTTGACAACTTCATCATAATTCCCCAGCTATAGCGCTTCATTTAGGTGAGTATCATCGTGATACTCACCTATTTTTTGACAACAACTATTCAGTCGTATTGTTCGTGGATCTACCTTGGCCAGACAAAATCAAGGAACAATACTGCAATGATCATACCATTAAATAGTTAATAATTAAGTGCGATCAAATCACTCGGGTTAAAGAATTAGTCCACAACTGGTTAGAACCATGAGATATATAGAACAACGAAAGTTAGCAACTCACCCATTTTTTGACAACACATTGTGATGCTACTAAGTGTTGTCAAAAATCAAAGAGGCTACCAAATATCACTACAACTAGAAGTTTGTTGGCAACACAACACTTAATAAATACAATAATTGTATGATAGTACGACTAAATTCTAATCAGTTCAAGCAACAGATATCCCAAAAAGCTTTTATCGAACAAGGTCGTGTGCACCACGGCGATTTGTATGACTACACAGACGTAACACACTGTGAAGACCAGTCGACTAAGGTCACTGTTGTGTGCCAGACTCACGGCCCGTGGACAAGTTCCTGGGCATCACACATACAATATAAACGCGGTTGCCCAACATGTGGCAGCAATCAGCAGTTACTATCTAGAGATAGTCAAGCAGTAGAATCTTTTGTTACCAAGTCACAAGCAATTCATGGAGTCAAATATGATTATACCAACACAACCCGCCAAGTGAACCTAGAGGGTAGTAGGTACAACTACCTATTCTCTGTTATGTGCCCAGAACACGGTGAGTGGTGGACTCGAAGCAAACATCACTTTCGAAAAGATCCGTCAGGATGCCCCAAGTGTGGGATTCGCAAACCCGCTAAGACAACTGAGTCGTGGATTGCCGCTGCTATATCAGTGCACGGAAACAAGTACACTTATGAGCGAGCAGAATTTGGTGACGGATTGTCTAAAATTATCGTGACGTGTCCGACTCATGGAGATTTTGAGGTATATCCATATAGATTTACCAACAAACACAAGACAGGGTGTGCAGGGTGTGCACAAAAAGCTCAACACACTCGTTCTAGTTTCGTCACCAAAGCGACGACAGTACACTTTGGTAAGTATGATTATTCCCTTGTTGGGGAGTTTGCCAATATCAAGTCTAAGATACAAGTAGTTTGCCCCAAGCACGGTGCGTTTACGACGACAGTGCAGCAACATGCAAATAGTCTGGTGGGATGCAAGAAATGTAAAGAGAGTAGGGGTGAGGCAATTATATCACACATACTAAAACTCAAATCAATCAACTTCATCCAGGAGCACCGATTTGGCGACTGTCGTAATCCTATGACGAACAAATTACTACCATTTGACTTCTGGTTACCCGACCACAACCTTTGTATAGAATTTCATGGTGTTCAGCACTACCAACCGAGTCACTTTGGGAGAAGCGCAGGTGCTCAACCGATGGACGCTGAAGTTGCATTCTTTCGTGGTGCTCAGAGAGATCGACTAAAGGAAGACTATTGTAGGTCTATGGGTATTGAACTGCTAATCATAAAGTATAATCAACTTGATGAAATTAGTGAGATTTTGGGTACACTTGGTGCTAAATAATCACACACATACCCTATACTAACTTCAAATGCGCCTCATATTTTGTTCATCCGACCACCTAACCTCTAAGATAATACAAGCAGCGACATTCAGCACGTGGTCGCACGTAGAGTTGTGCTTCTCGGATTCGTGTGTCATAGGGTCAAGTGGGCACTACGGTGGTGTCGCTGAGCATACACTCGACTGGGTCAAGGGCGATAATGCGAAGTGGGAAATATTTAATATCGATATTCCCAGACCAGATCTTGTGCGAAAATTTGCCCAAGAACAACTCGGTAAAAAATATGATTACACAGCACTGTATGCACTACCATTTGTTGCTCGTGACTACAGTAGCCCGGACAAATGGTTCTGTTCAGAGCTAGTTTTTGCTGCACTACAAGAAGGTGGTGCAGTAGTGCTGTCTCGAGTGCCGAAGCACCGAGTAACCCCAGCAATGATTTACAGTTCACCACTACTGTATTGACACCAAACGGTTTTTGTGTTAATCTCCAGAGGTTCAACAACTTTGGAGATTCCACTTATGCCACAGCAACTTACTTTAGCAGACCGACAATTCTTAATCCAGCGACTAAGACTAGAATTAGAAACAACAGTAGATAATAAGCGATTCCACAAGCGAACAGCATTAGCCGCTTGGCAGTCCGCGAATATTCACGATGCTGGTACACAAGATTATTTCAATTATTTCTCTTCTCACTATGCAGCATACAAACGTGAGAAGAAGTTAGAGTGCAAATTAGCAAGTACCATCGGTAAATTAAAGAAGATGGGTTGAATGCCCTGGTTAACTACAATTGTTCAAACAGTGTAATATGCACTACACTTTAACCTTCGTTTAGTAATACTATGATTCAACTTCCTGACGGTTCGGGGGCGCACTGCGCATCTCTGCCACTACCAACAGACCACTGGATATATCACCCCGCCTCTGAACCCCCTGTGAGTATCATCGACCGATCTCCACAAAACATCGCTGCCATCCGAGAAGCAGCACAGTACGCTATTCGCTGCGCAACGATGGGTGGCACTGCACGAGACTTCGACCCTGATGCTTTGGTTCAGAATCTTATTGTAGGGTTGTGTGGGTACAATACCGTCACTAGAGTACTTCGGTGATGGTCATGGGTTATCATCCAACAACATTGAAATTTTTAATAACACCATAGAACTGCGAGAGAACAAAATGAATATCAATCAAATTATGCAAATCCATTCGTGGCATCTCGGCGGGATGATGAATGTTACCCACGACTACTTTGATGAATCTCTATATGAAGAACTTGGTGTACCGAAAGAATACATCACAATTTTGGGGTTCTCTTCCTGTGAGTCCCCTAAGCAATCCGTTGTCGTTTTCAATAATGTAACATCCGAAGTCTTGATTGCAACAATAGGCGAATGCCTGTATGTATTAACCCCTAATAATGCAATCCTAGACCACTTTGTCAATGAAATTGCGCTGGTAGATAGTTCGGAACTCCTAGACCTGATGTGTACCAATGCATCAAAGTCACCAGATTCGGTGATGCAATTTGACATCACACCAGAAGACCTAGCATCCCTAGATGAGCTTGCGGCAAAGAGTAACCTCACACGGAACGACATCATTGCAAAGGCACTGATTGCTCAGATTGGGTACCAAAAAAAGAAAACTGTAAATGTTCGTGATTTACCAATTGGAACTCAGACTAACTATGGTAAAATTGTTGGGTTTGTTGATACCATCGACGGTATCATATTCAGGACATTTGAAGGAAAGTTCGTAGTACACCAACTTCACGAACTGAAAGGTAGTCTTGGTCTATGTCACCCAGACTATCAAGACTGGATCACTCCTGACACGGATGTACCGGTGATTGAGGGTTTGCACATCACATTAAGTTACAATGGTATTATGTTTCAAGTTCTAGGGTTGGTCGATGGTTATTCGCTAAGTTTTGATTAATCTGTTGCTCTGTTTGGGCATATCAATGATTACTGTACGCCAGCACACATCACCAAACTACGCACCAGGTGAGAAACTCACACACAAGAGTGCTGGTAAAACACATTGGGTTTTCATTAACAGATAGCAGTGATGTTGAAGTGATTGCAATGGGTTTGGTGACCTTCACGGAACACCACAACTGTTCGTGTTTAAACATAGCGGGAAATGGACTGTCCACGCTTAGTAAACACGGTTGGACACAGACACGAGTTGATAATTTTGTAACAGATGTTCTACGGCGCGTGCTACGTATCTACAATAGAGATCTGCTGATTGTAACTGGGGACAGGCAGGTGTTGATTTAGCAGGTGCTCGAGCTGCTGTATATTGTGGAGTCACAGCAACGATAACACTCCCATGTGGATACGTGCAACGAGGGGCTGATGGTGTGGATCGTACCCACTCACACTCGGATATAGAGAAGCAGATCATAGAAGGTGCAGAGAATATCGAGTTAGATGAGTTAACGGATAACTCTTCGGATTTACTTGTTGACCTTTGATCTAATAGAGGGTACAATAGACCCTAAGTTAAATAGAACACTGGGGTTAAAAATGACGAAAGCAGAATTACTAACACGCCTGGCGAACTCACCAGTTGTGTGTACGATGGTCGGCGGTACTGCACAAGAAGATTTTGATGCGGTGGTAGATACGCTAATGAATGATGGCTGGCGGTGGCAATCGGGTAGCCAGTGTAGTGTACTGGAGAAAGGTTCGCAGATTGCAATCCGCCCTAAGATAGCACGGACACGCATCGGTAAATTCACTCACACCAGTACGAAGTATACACTAGAGTGGGTTGAATTTGGTGGTACCGAGCGCAGCTCTGGGGGCCAAGTCAGTGATTTGAAATTCATTCCAGGCAACAGTACAGGACTGCAACTGACAATGATCAATGGTGCGATGCTACAGTACTTGCCTTATAACTGAAAGACTATAATATGACATATTCATTAAAAATTTACATGAGGTCTGGTGCGATCATCGAACTCGACAAGGTAGAATCGTGTGATATCGATTTTAGTGAGGAGTCGAGTAAATCGCAATACACAACCACTGCGTATACAACGTACAGTCCACCGTTATCTTACCTCACACGAACTATTAGGAATTTTATGCAAGCAGATAGCGCCCACAACCTAATTGAGTTGGAAACGCTTGATCTGAATGAAGTTGTGGCGATTGTGCGAGTATATTGAAAACATGGAGGAATCAAATTATGAATAATTATGCAATAGCTTATATTTGTCTACAGATTGTTGGTGCGTTATCGTTAGCACACATGCATGGTAAGCCGCGAGTTGGAAGTTACAACTTTTGGGTTGGTGTCGTGTATGCGAGCCCTGCTTGGATATGTGTATACTTTGGTGGATTTTTCAAATGAATCTCTATCAACATGCCTTTATCTTGGCGATCGGCCGGGCCTGTGCAGCTGGGCGCTGGAGTACACATGAAGACGGTA